TTAATACACAGGATATGATTGCTACCGAAAAAGCAAAGTAATGGAGCCAACGCAACCAAGTGGCTGTCTGATCCCAATCCTTTTTAGCTAATCGAAGTTCTATTCTGGAACCCTCGTAAGCTCTTTGTATCCACGTTCTCATAATCACCTTTTACTGTGGTGTTAGTGGTGGGCTGACCCCACCGAGTCAGTGTAGTAAATCTACACTAGGAAGGGCAAGGGAATCCCTGGAACCAGGGGAAACGTATCTTGCCCAAACTACTGTAGACTAATAATGTGGTTCGTAAGTCACTTTATCAGTTGGTTCATCTCGCCAATCGCCAGAGTCTACATGGTCAACGAACCGCTGGAGCGTGTCGATTGCTTCCTGCTTTTCTGACTCTAGGGTTTGGATGTCTTCGAGGGAGGATTGCAAGGCGTAGAACTTTTCCTCTACTGCCCTGAACTCTTCATTAAGGTGTTGGCTAGGGGCTTTCAGGCGTACTAAGTCATTCCGGTACTGTACTATATTCCGGAAAGCTCTGTCCCTCTGGTGGCCTAGCATGATGGATTGCTCTTTTTCTGTGAGTGTGTACCATTCCATATTACACCCCCTCTTCTTCGAGCATTGCGACAGAGTCCCAATACCTAGCCGAACAAGCCGGACACCTGACCAAATTACTTCCATTAGATTGCATCTCAATGTCCCAGCTAGAGGATAAAGAATCAGCCACCTCATCCAGCCAATCCTTGCCCCCCTCTAATTGTTCTATTTCGACCTTACTGTCGCAGTCATCAGTAGTACAATATACTGAGACTTTATCTATATAAATACCCATATGCACCTTTTATTGTGGTGTGGTTGGTAGCTTAACGCCACCGAGTCAGTACAGTTAATCTGTACTAGGGAGGGGAGGACAAAGCCCCCCCAACCTACTATAGACTAACCCTAACGTTTCCATGCTCTGGATAAAAGTCTACAACTCTTTTTTTCAAAGTCTGGAATGATATTGAGTTGTCAAAAATATGTATCTGTCCATGATCTAACAGAACTAAAAGCTCTGTACCAACACCAAAAAACTTACCAATCTTTTTAGTCTCGATGTCGATTATAGGGCGGTCAACTCCATTGCGTTGGGAGTTGCTAACTTTACGCTTGCCCTCTGGATGCAGGGTAAGCTCTACACGCTTCTCTGCATCATTATATTTTAGGTTGTAACGCTCATTAGGACAAAAACCAGCCTCTGCAAGCTTTGCTCCCTCTATCCAGACTCTGGAACCTCTGGCGGTCTGGACTACTGTTGTTTTTATAGTACTCATTTTGCACCTCTATTGTGGTGTTATTGTGGGCAGGATTGCCCTTGGTGAAAGCTTAAAGCTTCCCCTATAGTTGGCCTTGCTTAACAAAGCCAACCAAGCGAGAGCCTACGCAATGGCTTTGAACTTATTTTTACCGCTTCCGTGTACTCTGAAAGCAACTATAATTTTTCGTTTGCCCCTCTGGCAAAGCATACACTCCGCACAGTTGTTCGCCTTGCCTGTCTGGACAGGACAAACTACCATTTTATTACCTTCGGGAGTGGTTGTCTTTTCTGGATAAAGTTCCCCGTTGACTTTTTCGGGAACTGTCACGGCTACTGGATTGCCTGTTTTATAATATCTGTCGGCTTGCTTAATTCCATTAGCTGACAAATTAATTGTAAAGCCGTCCCTGTTTGCTTTGGTGATTGCTTCGAGGTTGGCTTTGGCTGTGGGGGTGTCTACATACTTTGAAGGCTCAATTTCTTTGTGGGTATAAGTGAAGCCTCTTTTACCTCGGTTTGCTCTGGCTAATTTGCCCAAGGCTTCCGAGTCGATGGTGTTGGCTGGGTCATGGTCATATCCGAGCAAGTCCCCTGCTTGATTATGCCTCCAAGGTTCATCAGCTTGGAAGTCCTCCACTTCTTTTAAGAAGCTTTCAAAGTCTGTCCCTCTATCGCCAGAGGTGACTTTGTCCCAGTGCATATTTAAGTGCCAACCTTCTTTAGCATAGCAGTATCCTCCATTATCTGGATGATGTTCGCACCCTTGAGGGCAGGAAGCCTTCGAGCTTGTTGTTACTTTTCGGAACTTCATCTTATTTTTAGTGGTTCCTACTACTTTTTTATTGGATGATTTATGGCTGATGTGAGTATTCATGTTATATCCTCTATTGTGGATTAACTAACTTTAAAAAAAAGCCTCTGGATTGAGACTTTCAATAATAATATATAAAAAAGGTTAGTAAAGCAAGTTATTAATTAAAAAAGGTTAAAATAAAATAAGTATTGCCAAGTATTACCAAAGTATTACCATTTTTTTATTCAATGATATCAGGAAGATAGATAAGTATTACCACTAGATAAAATAGGTCTTTTATTCAATAATATCATATACTTATATATAAAAAAAAATAAGTATTACCATAATAGAGGCACCCCTTTCTGCAACAGCCTGTTTTTTTGTGGGTATAGCTGTTTTTTTGGTAATACTTCTGGTATAATGAAATATGTTTTATTAATTCAGTGCTTTATAGAAAATAAGTATTACCATTTCGTAGTGGTAATACTTGGCAATGTTCTGATATTATTAACCTTTTAAATGGTAATACTTTTTATGGGTATGACTCCAAAGCAAAATACTTTTTTGCAACACCATGTTAGACATGGCATGAACCCAACACAATCGGCTAGGCTGGCAGGGTATGCAGACCCAAAGCAATCGGCTTTTAATCTAGTCCACAGCCCTGCAATGATTGCTAGAATCCGGCTAGAAAGAGAAAAGCTCTTTCATACTGACCTTGCTACCATTGCGACAGATACACTTAAACAGGTAATGGAATCAGAGGAAGCCCCAGCCAGTGCTAAGGTCTCAGCCTGTCGGACAGTTCTTGAGGTGTGCAATCTGTTGGGCAAGCACAGCCAGACCACTGGGGCTAATTCTAAAGACCTGTCCAGCATGACACCTCAAGAGCTTTCTGCCGTTATTAATTCTCTGGAATCCAGCAAAGCAAGCATGGCAAAATTGGTTGGTCCTGATGGGCAGGTTACTGATATTATTGAGGATTAATTGCTCTGGTTATATGTTCGTTTTATTACATTATCGCACATATAAACTGTAAGTCACTGAAATAAATAAGGAAAGGGTATCCACCCCCCTGGCTTCGCCAGCAAACAGCTAGCTGTTAATATCACCCTCCGTGAGAAATCTGACCAAAATCAAAGTTGGGGTTTACGGAATAAGAAGCATCATGCATACTAAACTCTGTTTATACTAACCTACTCCCCTGGTTCCTTATGACCCAACCTAGAGCATACGTTCAAACCACAAATTTTAACGATCATTCTACTGTATCTCCTAACGACCCCCATTCAGGAGCAAATTTAGATACAGAGTTTGTTGAGTTAAAACAGAACTTAGATGATTTAAACGCCAACATTGGTCTTCTCCAGCGAGATGACGGCAAGTTACTGAACACCGCAGTCCACAAAGATTCATTTGATCAGGATGCATTAGCCTTTATTGGGGCATCAGGATCAGGATTCACGGCAAGGGGAGATTGGGTAACAGCCACAGATTATTTCGCAGGGGACTTAGTAACGAACAATGCAGCAACTTATATAACAGTTGTAGCGGAACACGAATCTGGAGCCACTTTTGCTGGAGACAAGACAGCAGGGAAGTGGACATTAATAGCAAACTCAGCAATTGAGACTTCCAGTGCATCAGTAAATACCCACAGCGGTGATGGCGCAACTTACCAGTTTGATACCACCTACACTTATTCCACCCCCGGAGATATCCAAGTTTTTGTTGAGGGGGAAATACAACCTACCACTGCTTATTCAATCACCAATTTAGCTTCCAATTCCACAACCGGGAATAATATTACTTTTCTTACTGCCCCTCCGACAAATACAAACAATGTAATCATCTGGGGAGCAACAGTAGTAGCAGAGATTGCGAAGCAACAAGCATTAACTTACAAGGATTCTTCCAACAACCACAAAGTAACATCAGAACGCTGGTCAGACAAGGTTGATGGTTCAGTAGTAGATGCAGAAACGTCTGTAGATTCCACCGAATATTCCTCAAAAGCGTATGCAATTGGTGGAGTAGGAATTAACCAGACAGCCGGGAAGGGGTCTTCCAAGGAATGGGCTATAGGAACAGGACGGATTGATGATCAAAGTACAGGTGGATATTCTGCAAAGGAACACGCAACTGGGAATACAGTTGCAGAAGGATCATCTAAAGAATGGGCCACAAACGCTGGGACAGCAGAAGTTGATACCGGGGAGGGGTATTCTTCAAAGGCGTATGCACAAGATGATGCTAATGACATTGGTTCATCAAAGGATTGGGCAATGAAGGTTTCTGCCCAAGTTGCAAGCACTGATTATTCCGCAAAAGAATATGCGGTAGGAACAACAGTAGCAGCCGGGTCTGCAAAGGATTGGGCGGTATTAGCAGAGGATTCTGTAGTAGACGGAGGTTCAGGGTACTCAGCACTCCATTATGCTGCCAAAGCAGCAGCAGATTTAGTTCTTACGAATGCAGACGTTGTATCGACCAATGCAGATGTTGTCACTACTGCCGGGTATGTAGATGCATTTGATGATAAGTATTTAGGTTCACACACAACTACTGCTAGGGAGACAGGAGGAAATGTAGGAAAGGATAATGATGGTGATGCCTTAGATGACGGAGCATTATATTATGATACTACATTAGAAATAATGAAAGTGTGGGATGATACTGGTTCGGCATGGAAACGACTTACCCCAAGTTCTACTGAACAAGCCAATATTGATCTAGCAGTTGCGGAGCCATTAGCTACAAACATTGGGTTGGTAGCGGCAATAGACGATAAGGTGACTGATGTTGCAGCAATAGATGATAAGGTAGAAACTGTTGCTAATATAACAGCAGGAGATATTAGTATAGTCGCAAATATAACTACAGGGGATATATCGAAAGTAGCAGACATTACCACAGGTGATATCTCAAAAGTAGCTGCCATAGATACCGAAATAGGCCAATTAGCTGTCCTTGGCACAGCCGGGGCAGATATTTCAACTGTTGCGGCTATAGGAACAGCCGGGGTGGATGTATCGACTGTTGCAGGATTAGAGGATGAGGTTGCGTTGTTGGGTACTCCAGCAATGGCTACTGCCGTAACGGGACATATACCGAAGGTTGGGGCTAATACAGCAGAACTAACACGTTATGCTACTGAATACACAATATCTAATTCTGCCCCCGGATCGCCACAAGACGGACATTTATGGTCGGATACAAACAGTAATGTATTAAAACATTATAATGGGGCAACAAGTAGTTGGGATCAGGTTTCTTCCACAGGAATTGCCAATGTTGCTGATGATCTTACTCCTCAACTTGGTGGTGATTTAGATACTCAAACTAATTCTATTAACTTAGGAGCATTATTAGAAAAATATCCAACAGGCTCCTCATACCCACTCACAAACTATAATCTCTCCAGTGGCATAGATAAACTTCTACTTTCAGAAACATTTATTGTTAATAGTGGAGGGGATTTAACAATAAATGGCGTTCTACGTTTAGGAAAGATTTTTGAAGAAGCCGTCCCAACTGGGGTAACCCTAACCAATACTGGGGGTGGAACTATAACAGGTTCTGGTACAATAACAAATGCGGCTCCTTTAGTTCAAAATTATCACACAGATTTCCTTAATACCAAAAAGGGTAATCTTGATCTTGATGTTAATATAACTAATCGTGCTACAGGCACGTTTGGTTCAGGGATCAATTTATCTGGTTCTACAGGGACGTTTACTTCAAGTCATATTATTGGTAGTGATGTAACAGGCGTATTAGGGTCTGGCCTTACAGGCCAACCCACTATAGCAGGGACAAATTTTACAGGAACAATTAATACCTCTGTTCAGGATAATATTACAAGAGTAGGAACAGTTACGTCAGGTGTCCTGGGGTCTGGGGTTACAGGAGGGGAAGCGTTAAATAAACTTGGATCAGTTACTCAAGGTGGTTTTTCTAGTGCCGTAACTGGATTAGGATATGATTACTTAGGTTCAGTAGGAAGGGCAACAAATAATACCGCCAATTGGTCAGCAGGTCAAAATCCAAATAAAGGAGAAAAGACACATAAGATTCCCCTTACTTCAGGGATTGCAACAGCAAATGGGACATACCAGAACTTTTTGATCTTTATTGAGGGTATTGATGCCTTTTACGATGGTCAGAGTGTAGGGTTCCAGTTTTATTGTTCCAATTTGGAAAACTCTGGTGAAAAACCTGTTTCTAGTAAATTGTCATATACTTATGATGCTAGAGCTGCTGATGGGTCAACATCTCATGGTTATAGTAACTCAGGGACTACAGTACCACTTCAGGCTTGGTCTTCTGGAGGAATGTCGGGTGGAAGTTATTCTACTTATGAGCATTATCGTGTACAGGTTTGGATGTATGTTACAGGTGTTACTTCAAGGCAACCTCCAAGAGTATCTTGGACTACTACTAGTAATTATGGTGGTAGAACGGCTGAATTTTATGGACAGCATTGTAATGGAATGGCAACCCTAGTAAATGGGGCTAGTAGTGCTACTTATGATAACGATTTAGATGCTATCTTAATATGTGCAACAGGGGGGCATGATGACAGGCGGTATCTAGCAGACCAATATACTTCTAATAGTGTAAAACTCTATGGATTAAGGGACGTGTATTAATATGACTAATTATATACAAAATGGGAGTGGCACTCCTGTAGCTTACGAAGAAGACGATTTTATGGCACTAGCCGTTGCTAAAGCGAAACGGAATAATCTATTAGCTGAAAGCGATAGATATGTTGTCTCTGATTTTCCAACAGAAAAGTTGGAGGAATGGAAGACGTATAGACAGGCATTAAGGGATTTTGTTTTCCCTCCTGCGCCTGTTAATGAGGAGGATGTCTGGAATGAACCAGTATTTCCTGCTAAACCTGAATAAAAGTAAAGGATAATTATGGCAGATTTCGTTATAAAACCAGCCGCAGGTGATAATTTAAAGATACAGGACGAAGCCGGAGGGAATGCTATTCAGGTACTGGCTTCCGCTGATACTAAGATTGGATCACCTTCTGGACAAAATTTAGTATTACAACCTACATCTGGTGATATCGTTTTTAAAGACGATCAAGGAACAGAAAGATTAAACATAGCTGCAACCACAGGACTGACACATTTTTCTAATATGTCGGGCCTTTTTAATTATGGTGTCACAGAAAAGATAGGGACTTCCACAGCAGATGCAACTACCTGTACAGTAGACTTGGCAACAGGAAATTTTTTTGAATGGGACTTAACAGGGACTATAACTACATTCACAATAAATAATACAAGTCAAACAGCAAACCAAGTATCCAACTTTGTGTTGAAAGTAAAACAACACGCTTCTTCTCTTTATGATTTTACTTGGGCAACAATTGTATCTAATGGAACAAACATTGATTGGCCCGGAGGTATTGGTGATGCCCCGGAAATTAGCCAAGTTGCGAATGCAGTAGATATAATGACATTCACAACCTTTGATAATGGCACTACTTGGTATGGGGCTACTTTAGGAACTGAATTTGGATAAAAAATAAAAATGCTAATTAGAAATATAAACTCCAAACACAATTACGTTAACGCAATTGATGCATCTGGTGGGGATGATATACGAACCTATGGTGCGTATAAATCTCATACGTTTACAACTAGTGGAACTTTCACAACTACCGCAGGACTAATGGACATCCTTATAGTAGGAGGAGGAGGTGGTGGAGGTTCTGGATTTATGGCTCATGGTGGAGGAGGCGGTGCTGGGGGTTTAATAGAGTATCTTCAAGAATCTATGTCCGCAGGAAGTTATACAATCGTAATTGGGAATTATGGGAATGGTGCTTGGCAAAGTGGGCAAGGAGACGAAGGAGGAGATGGTTCAAATACAACTTTCACAGGTCTAACTACAATGAATGGCGGTGGCGGTGGTGGTACGGCTGGCACTAACGATAATGGGCGGCCTAGTCCCGGTAATGGTTCTGGAGGTGGATCAGATTCTTGGGGAGGCACTGGTGGTTCTAGTGGTGCTTATGGGAATGATGGTGGTGGAGGTCAATCTGCTCAGGACGGAGGTGGTGGTGGTGGTGTTACCTCTGCTGGTGGTAATGGAACTGCTGGTTCTGGAAAAACCAATAATTGGAGTACAGGGAGTAATATAACTTATGCTGCTGGTGGAACTGGTGGTGCTGGTGGGCCAAATAACGATAATGCTGCTGCCAATACTGGTAATGGTGGTGGTGGTGGCGATGGGGATTATTGGAATAACGGAGGCCATGGTGGTTCTGGAATAGTTGTAATTAGGTATCTAGCATAAAGAATAAAGGATAAAATATGGCAAATTTTTGTGAGATAAATAGTGACAACATTGTACAACAGGTGATTGTTGCCAACCAATCATTTATAGATTCTGGTGCAATGGGGGATAGTGCTAATTGGGTAGAAGGAAATGGAGGCATTGAAAGCACATACGATAAAACGAATGATGTTTTTATAAGACCAAAACCTTTCCCAAGCTGGACACTAGATGCTTCATTTGTCTGGCAACCTCCTAAAGCAGCTCCTGCTGGATCAAATGTAAAAGATGGTAAGGGGTATAAATGGGAGGAAGATTCACAATTATGGGTTGAATTAGTCAAACCATAACGGACAAAAGTGTCCGAATACTACATTGAAAATTAGAACCCTAACTCCTAAATTACAAGGATGATGAATGACATTTATAAAAAAGTATTTAAAGGAAATATTAATATTTCTATCCATTGCCTTGTTGGTGGGGGTTGTATTCGTTTCTCTGCCTCACAAACCCAAAGCGGAGCCGCCTAATTTTGACCAACATAGTTACCGGATTTCACCGCATAAAGTCGAGGAAAAGAGTAATGTAAACACGGCAGTAGATGACGTAATTAATCTTATTTTAAAACAAGGCTTTGCTGGTGCAATCATAGTTTGCTTGGGTCTTTGGACGTTTCGTACAGACAAACTGAACCGGGCAATGCAGAAAGAGAATATTGAAAAGTTCGTAGAAATTTCGGGGGAGTGTTCTGGTCACATGGCTTCTGTATCCGCAAGATTGGAAAACATTGAGCGTGAGATAGAGTCATCGAAGCAACTTGAAATGCTTCAGGCAACAAGGAAGGGGTAGTATTAGACTGTTGCTGGCAATCATTTTTTTAACAGGGTGTTCAGGTACACCCATTTCACCGGGTCTAGGCCATTGGATTGATACTTACCCGAGTGATGTTTCAATCTGGCAATGTGTAGAGCCTTTTAAACCATACAAGAATACGGAGTGTTAATATGCCATTTTTAGTTCCATTGATAGGTGGAGTAGTAAAGACAATGTGTATGTCTATGCTGAGTGAAAAATTGCTACAGCAAGTGATATTGATCCTTTTGAAGAGGCTTGTAGAATCTACGGAAAATAAAGTCGATGATAAGATTCTGGCAGCCTATGAAAAAAGCATCTCTTAATAGCACCAACAAGGTACTATATTACCCCGAAGAACATTTTTAAAGATTTTAGCAGGATGGATAACTATGTTAACGTGCAAAAATTTTACAGAAAAAGAGCTTGCTTGTACTCACTGCGGAGAGAATAAATGCCAAGATGAAATGGTTACCCTGCTCCAGAAATTAAGAGACGATGTTGGATTTCCTATAAAGATATCAAGCGGTTACAGATGCCCGGCTTGGAATAAATCTGTAGGAGGCCATCCTAATTCTTCGCACATGGAGGGGCTTGCAATTGATATCGCCTGTCGGGGCGAAAAAGCATTAAAGATCGTGGAGGCAGGAATTCGGCTCGGTTTTGTTGGGGTCGGCATCAGCCAGAGAAAAGAAAAGTTTGTACACCTAGATTTAAAACGAACACCAACTCGTAGAATTTGGTCATACAGTTGAATTATGGAGATAACTTTTGAACTTGAGGACAGCGATATTGTTGTTGATTTTGAGCCTGATTTTGGCCCTTCCATCAACTGCGTGGACATCGAAAAAGTACAGTGGACATTTCAAGACGGAACACATACGAGAGCTATGGCAAGTCTGTTCCATAGCACACCAAAGTATGAATACGCCTCTACACGTTTACCTCAGACTGTGCGATTGTGCGATAGATGTGATGAGAACATCATTCGATAATGAAAGTTCTATTAGGGGTATGACTCCCAAACAATCGGCAGAATTAGCGGTCCTTGTAAAATTACACTGCAACAAGTGGAAGTTCGAGTCTTCAAAATAAAATACTATCTGGTGAAGACATTAATGAAATACAAAACCAGGGATGGGTATAGAGGGTATATAGTAAAAGTGAGAGAAGAAAAGTAAATGGCAGAAGAACTAAGTAAGCTAGAGGAAATTGACAGACAGCTTCAAGCAGCTAAACGTCAAAAATTAGCACTTGAGTGCAAAACAGAATTCCTCAAGTTTGTTAAATTCACAATGCCAAAGGTCAGTGACCCTAATAATATTGAGGAATCAGTATTCAAGGATGCAAGGCATCACCGGGCGATTGCTTTAGCTCTGGAGAAGGTGGCGAGAGGTAAGATAAAAAGGCTTATAGTAACGCTGCCGCCCAGACATGGAAAGTCAGAGATGATTTCAAGAAGATTCATTCCCTGGCTCATGGGGAAGGACCCATATAAATCTATCATTTTTGCAACATACAATGAAGATTTTGCACAGGATTTTGGAGCAGATTGCAGAGCTATCATGGAAGCTCCGCAATTTAAGCAAGTCTTTCCTAAATTTAAGTTCCGTCAAGGGGGTGCTTCTAAAAGTCGTATTCAGACTGATAATGGTGGTATGTCAGTTTTTGTTGGTCGTGGTGGCTCTATCACTGGTCGTGGGGGAGACATCCTTATCGTGGATGATCCGATTAAAGACTCCGTGGAGGCAATGTCTCCAACGCTTAGAGAAAATCTTTGGTCATGGTTCACCCAAGTATTTATGACTCGACTAATGACTGAAAAGTCAAAAGTTGTGATTGTAACGACAAGGTGGCATGAAGATGATTTAGTAGGAAGATTGACTGATCCAATGAATCCGCATTTTACAGAAGCGGAATGCAGTAAGTGGAAGATCATTAATTTGCCAGCATTCGCTGGAGATAATGATCCCCTAAAGCGAAAGGAGGGTGAGGTACTCTGGCCTGAGAGGTTCAATAAGGATTTCTTGGAAGCCCAAAGAAACTTGGACTCACGGGGTTTTTCTGCACTGTACCAGCAACAGCCAAGTCCTGAAGATGGGGATTTATTCCAGAGAGAGAACATACAGTATTATGAAAAAAGGAACCTTCCGGGGAGTTTAAGAATTTATGCTGCTTCTGATCACGCTGTTGGTATTGACAAAACAAGGCACGATTTAACTTGTCTTTTAGTTGTTGGAGTTGATGACAACGAGGATATTTATTTAATTGACTGCTGGTGGGCAAGACAGCCTTCAGACGTAGTTGTCAGGGCAATGTTGGAGTTCATGAATCGCCATAAACCTTTGATCTGGTGGGCAGAAAAAGGCCACATTACAAAGGCAATCGGGCCGTTCCTGCGTAAGCGGATGTATGAAACCTCCACCCATTGCAGAATTGAAGAAGTAACTCCAGTTGCTAATAAGGTACAAAGATCACAGTCGATTATCGGACGGATGGCAATGAAGAAGGTTTTCTTCCCCAAAGTCAGTCCTTGGAGTGGTAAGGCAGTAGATGAAGTATTAAAATTTCCAAACAGCCGTCACGATGATTTTGTGGATACTCTTTCTTGGATAGGTATGGGATTAGGACAATTACATTCACCATCGGCCCCGGCTAGAAAAAATCTTTTCCCTAAATTTAAGAGTCTTGAGTGGGTAAGATGGCAATCAGATTTAGACAAAAGAAACTTAAAATCACTATCATCAGGTTTTTAAATGATTGAAATTGAACAAGCAGTTGGAGTGGAAATTGTCGAAGAGGAAGACAAGGAACCAACGTTGCGTAGGGAAGCACTCGTAACTCTCTTAGTTGACCGGGTGAAAGCGGCAAAAGAATACCACTCTAAAGCCTTTAAACAAATGAAGGTTGACATGGATGCAGTATCCAAAGGATATTCCGGCAACAACTGGGGTGATGATAGATACGTTGCAAATATCCTCCAGAGACACGTTGCCCAGCGAACCTCGGCCTTATACGCAAAGAACCCTAAACCCGTTGCTACCAGACGGAAACGTATGGATTATACAGTCTGGGATGGTGAGGAAGAAAGTATGGCAAAGGCTCTAAGCGTTGTAACTAAATTACAGATGCAAGGGGGGGAACCCGATCCGCAAGCACAGGCAATTATAGATGATCGTGCCAAAGTGAAGGCTGAACGTAATCGAATGGATAAAGTTGCTAGATGCATGGAAATGCTCTTTGAATATTTTATGGCAGAGCAACACCCAACATTTAAGAGCCAAATGAAGGCTCTGGTTCGCAGGGTGATAACAACGTCTGTAGGATATGTTAAAGTTGGATACCAGAGAGACGTTGACAGGTTGCCGGATATTTCTTCTAAAATGAGTGATGTCCAAGCACAGGTCGATCACCTCCGAAGAATAGCAAGTGAAGCAGAGAAGGGAGATATTGAACAGGATGATGCAGAAATGGAGGAGCTTATGCTTTCCCTTGAAGCATTACAGAATGAACCTATGTCAATTATTCAGGAGGGCTTGGTATTCGATTTCCCAGAATGCGATTCCATTATAGTTGATCCCATGTGCCGTTTACTGCGTGGATTTGTTGGAGCAAGTTGGGTTGCACATGAGATGTATTTGTCAACTGAAGAGATAAAAGAAATTTATGATGTTGATGTGCAGGATAATTATCTATCGTATGATATGAAAGGGAACCAAACTGGTGTAAAGGCAGGACAGTCCAACTATAACTACTTTGGTAACAATGCAGGGAACGTTAGGGATGGCCTTGCTCTAGTCTGGGAAATATATGATAAGAACGCAGGATTATTGTATGTTGTGTGCGATGGACATAACGATTTTCTAAAGGAACCAGAAGCACCACCAATAAAGTTAGAGACGTTCTGGCCTTTCTTCGCATTGTCATTCAACGAGATTGAACACAAAGACTTACTTTATCCTCCAAGTGACATTAAACTTCTTGCCCCAATGCAACATGAATACAACAGGGCCAGACAAGGATTAAGGGAACATAGACGGGCTAATAGGCCAAAATATGCTGTACCAGCAGGGATGTTAGAACAAGAGGATAAGGATAAATTAAAAGACCCTCCTGCGAATTCAGTTTTGGAATTACAGGCGTTAGTCGCAGGGCAGAAGGTAGATGACGTATTACAGCCCGTAAAACAAATCGGCATTGATCCTAACCTGTATGAAGTACGAACTATATTTGATGATGTCCAACTTGTAGTCGGTCAGCAAGAGGCTAATTTCGGTCAGGTTTCTAAAGGAACTGCAACTGAAACCTCTATTGCGGAATCATCCAGAATGTCTGCTATTGGCGCAAACATCGATGATCTTGACAGTTTCATGTCAGAAATAACGAGAGCTGCCGGACAAGTTTTACTTCTAGAAATGTCTAAAGAAGAAGTTGTAGCAATCTGTGGCCCGGGGGCAGTCTGGCCTGAGTTTAAGAAAGAAGATGTACTGAATGAAATTTATTTACAGATAGAAGCAGGAAGTACAGGCAAACCAAACAAAGCAGCAGAACTGCAAAACATAGAAAGAATTATTCCATTCCTGATCCAGATTCCCGGTATTGATCCAAAGTTCCTTGGAAAAGAGTTGCTCAAGCGTTTGGATGACAAAATGGATTTAACAGAAGCAATTATAGATAAGTTGCCTTCAATCGTTGCTCAAAATATGATGCAAGGTGCAAAGGCTCAAGCGCAGGGTAGAGGGGGGAAAGCTCCTCCTGAAGCGCAAGGTGGTCAGGGGGGTAATAATGCTCCGCTGCCACGTTCCACTGGTGGTGGTAAACCACAAGTTGGGATGAATGTTTAACAATTAATCAAAGGACGTATCATGGCAGAAGAAGAGCCGCAGGAAGCAGAATCGTCCACTGCTTCTGAAGAAAATATTATAGACGAGTCTACCACAGAAGTTGCGGAAGACACGGCATCCCCGTCAGATGCCACGGAAGTGGAAGCAGAAGCCGAAACAGAAACTTTAGAGAGTGTAGTGCAAGATGCGCTAGGTCCTTTAGAGGATGATCCTGTTAAGGAAGAAGCGGAAGCTACTGAAGAGACAGAAGTCACGGAACCAATTGAAGCCTCGGAAGAAACACCATCGGAGGACTACAAAGACGTTCCATTTAATAAACATCCACGTTTTCGGAGTCTCGTAGCCGAAAAGAACGAGCTTAAAGAAACAACGGCAAAACTTCAAAATGATTCGGAGCAGTATGCCAAGATTACAGATTTTATAGAGAAGAATAACTTAACTGCAAAGGATAGCGTTGAGGGATTCAAGATAATGGCTGCGATTAGAAATAATCCAGACTTAGCCTATAAAATGCTGGGTCATCACATAAAGAATGTGATTAAAGTTACTGGGAGGAGTTTACCAGAAGACATCCAAAATAAGGTGGATGACGGGTTTCTTGATGAGGATGCGGCAAAAGAGTTAAGCCAGACAAGAGCAAAACTAGCAAGGGTACAAAACCAACGTAAAATTGACCATGCTAGGAACCAGAAGCTACATACTCGGAATCAGAGTGATATGCTGACGGGTGCTTTGCAAACGTGGGGTGAAAACACTTTAGCTAAAGATGTTGATTTTAGTCTCAAACAACCAGAATTTAATGATCGTGTAGTTGCGCTGGTTAATGAGCGTGGACAGCCTCAAAGCCAAGCAGAAGTATTAAGTCTTGTAGAAGATGCTTATGCAACTGTTAATGAAAGGTTTAAGGCTAGATTACCTCAACCAAGTGCAATGAAGACGGCAACAGGTGGTAAACTTAGTGGAACTCCTGTAGTGGAGCCTGTCTCTTTAAGAGATGCAATAACGCAGTCCCTGAACCAGTAAAACTACATTGCGGAGTTTCTCTATAATATAAGGAGAAAACATGGCGGCACTAACTACCGACCAACTCGACAACGTTGCTAATGCGAGCCTTGATTATTTCATAAATCGTGGTGACGTTTTAAGCCAGACTATTCAAGATAAACCGCTCTTTAATGCTATGGATAAAGCATCTAAAAGTTATCCGGGCGGCAAAGGTCACGTTGATCTGGCGGTTAAGGGAGTCTATGAAACCTCGTTGGTCGGTTACACGGCAACGGATCAGGTCGATTATGATAACCCTGACCATATCAAACGTGCTAAATATGAATGGCACGAACATCACATTGGTATTGAGGTGACTCATACCGAGCTAAAACATGATGGAATTTCCGTAAACGATGCGCTTACTGGAGAAACCAGAAATGTTTCTGGCAGGGATAAAACTGTTCTTGTAAATCTTTTTAAAGACAAAATGGAAGATATGCTAGAAGGTTATACCCGTGGGATGAATGATCTCCTTTACACTGATGGTTCTAGCACAACTGCTATGACCGGAATACAAGGTGTAATAGCAGATGACCCTACTGCAACAAATGCTGCAGTTGGAGACCTTCGGACTGACACCAATACTTGGTGGCAGAATCGGAAAAATGTTGCAATTGCTGCGACATCAACTGGTCAAGTACTGATTGACTTTATTCATGGAGAAATTCGCCAATTACGCAGATACGGAGGGAAACCTTCACTTGCTGTGTGTGGAAGCGATTTCTTAGATCAACTCACAACTGAGTTGAAGAATAAAGGGAACTTTACTCAATCTGGATGGAATGGGAAACAGGACATCAGTATGGGTGAAGTATACTATCAGGGAATTCATTTCCAGTATGATCCCAGCCTTGACGATCTGACAATCTCAGGACAAGCTCCTGCGAAGCGATGCTACATTATTGATCCATCCAAACTGTACCTTATGTACATGGATGGTGAGAAGATGAGTCGGCATTCGCCAGTTCGTCCACACGATTACTACAGTATTTATCGTGCGATAACTACTACAAGTGTCTTGTGTGCAAGTCAACTTAACTGTCATGGTGTTTACGAAATAACGTAAATCCTGACCTAATAGGCAGTCTTTCGGGACTGCCTAACCTTTTATAAAAATTAGATATGGAAAATGTTTATCGAGCAAATGTGGCAATTGGCGGTAATACTGGAAGCACAGTTGTAAAAAAGGGAATTTCAGTACCAGAGTTGGCAGTATTACAACACCTCCATGGAAATGGATCAGTTGATCGTATTGTTTTAACTGGTAAGGAAAAGATGTCATCAGACTCTGAACGTGAGAGACTAGCGAGGATATATAAGAAAAAATTCACGGAAGTATTCGGCCCATTTGGAGAATTACCATTCAGCATAAAATCTTTAAAAATACCAGATGCTTGTTTTTTAGATGGTGGCCCTCCAATCAATGCAATAAAAGGAACTAATGGCAAGGAACGTAACTCTACAAGTCCTGCTGAATGATTTAAGAAGTGAGTCAGGCCACGCAATTTCATCAGCCCTTGGAGCAAGTACCCAAGAAATGATGACCAATCTTCTAAACAGGGTACAACGTAGACTCTGGGAAGATTTCCCGTGGCCTTTTTTACAGGTTAAAAAGGACATAACTCTACAGGCAGGACAGCGGTATTATGATATTCCCCCTGGGATAACGCTTGAACGTGTGGAAAGATCATCGTTTAAAAACGGGTCTTCATGGGAAAGGATTCCTTATGGAATCTCGGAAAATGACTATTCAATTCATGACTCAGATACAGGATCACGCTCATGGCCTATCCGGAAATACGAAGCATACGGAGTGTCCCAAGTAGAGGTATGGCCTACCCCAAGTGAAAATACCGACACGACTACAGGCAATGGTCTTTTTAGATTAGAAGGTACAGGTAATCTCAGTGCCTTTGTTGCTATGTCAGATACAGCAGATTTAGATGATCAACTGATTGTCCTTTTTGCTTCCGCAGAATTATTAACCCGCCAGAAAAGTCCTGATGCACAGATGAAGGGGCAACAGGCTCAAGTCCATTACCAAAGATTAAGAGCGAGATTATCCAAAACTGATCCACTGGTCCTTGGGGAAGAGCCAGCGCAACATATTCCAATGCACGTTCATAAGGTGGGCTGATGCCATATGTACTCGTAGAAGATTTTAAAGCTGGCATTGACACTCGCAGAACCTCAGTTACGTCTGTGCCGGGTAGTCTGTATGGGGAGAATACCGAAGGAGTTGCTGGTCTAACCAACGCACATATAACAAGAGGTGGAGAGATTGAGAAGCGCAGAGCATTCAAACTCTGGACTACTCTCCCACCAAACACTTATGGACTAGCTGCCGGAGGGGGTAATGTCTATGTATTTGCTGACTGCCATTCAGGAAGACCATCCATGACAGGACAGCCGGAAAAACTCTCTGTTCTAAAGTGCGAGAGCCGATATAAAGGGAACACGGGTGAGGTGGATATGAAGGGTGTTTTAAGTGTGGATTTTTTTGACGGCAAACCTTATGTGGCAATAGAATTTGAAGACGGATTGATCAATCACTATTGGGGTGATCACGATGACCCCGGTGCGGAACAGGAGAAAAAGTTGGTAACCTCTTGGGCGGCAGATGGCAGTGGAGACAGCGTTATAGGAGATAGTTCTGCTAGTGGGCATAATTTAGAAGACGATGATGTTGTTAGATTCACTACAGATGGAGTCGCTGGTTCACAGTTACACTCACCCTTTGAAACGGGAGTAGATTATTATGTAGTGGATGCTACTGACCCTGCTGAATTCTATGTAGCAACCTCATTGAACGGGACAAAGATTGTTCATGGAGGAGGGGGAGTAGGACAACATTACTTCCAAAGCGGTGTTGCTATGAACCGAATTATCCAGCAGTACGATGGAAGAGCCAGAGTTAGTTTTTCAGTCACAGGAGGACAGCCGACACAAACCACAGGTACAGCGGCAACAGGATCAATTTCGGTTACCGCAGGGACACAGTACGATGGCAATAATTTACTTACCTTGCGTGTAAATAATGTAGACCTTATAGACGGAACAGTTGCTCATACAGGGGTTGATAACTCAACTGCAACTGCTATTGCGGATGCAATTAATGCAAGGACATCAGTCCCTAATTATACCGCTGTTGCAGTTAATAATGTCGTAACAATAACTGCTTTTGATAAAGGGACAGTCCCAAACGGATTTGCAATAACTCACAGTGTAGAAGGAGATATTGTTGTAAATACTGTTGTTTCACCTTTTGCTGGTGGGGAGGATAATAGTATCACTGATATTACTATGGACGGGCAATCCATTATTAGGGATAAGGTTCTTTGGGAAACATCACACCCATATACTGCACAAAAAATAGCAGATGAAATAAACTCTACAGCCACACTTCCTGAATGGGAAGCTGTAGCATTTGGGAGTATAGTCACAATTATAGCAGAGACACAAGGGGCGGCAATAAACTCATATTATAATGGGGTAGCCCATGTAGAAACAAAAACTGGGGATTTCCAGACAACAAATCCGGCTCAAACAGTCACTTCAGGTGGAGCATCAATATCAAGTGGGCAACAAGCTGGTAGTTATATATATAGTAATAAATACGCTATCCACTCATTAGAAGAATCTACTTGGAGGTGGTGTGCAGTTGGTGATCCTACAGAATGGACAGGTGGTGTAGGAGGGGCCACGATTAATTCTGCACCCGGAGCAGGGTTCCAAGTGCTTTCCAATCATGCTAGAAATTCTGAAGAATTGATGGCGATGAGTACATATTATGAAAATATGGCAATCCTAGCGCAAGATTGTATCCAAATATGGTTTTCTGACCCTGATCCTCTTCTGATCCAGCTTGTCCAAGTGCTAAACAATACAGGCACAATTGCAGGGAAATCCGTTATTGCAATTGGGGACTCGGATGTATTTTATCTTGCACGATCCGGCATAAGAAGTTTGAAGTCACGGGACTCCAGTAATGCCGCTTATATTGGTGATATCGGGAATTCCATAGACTCTATTATTATCAGTGCAGTTCAAGAAGACGATGCAGATGGACGTAATGCTTGTGGAATTTTAGACCCACGATCTGGGCGGTACTACCTAGCACTTGGATTAAAAGTGTATGTGTTTAGCTATTTTCCTAGTAGCAAAGTTTCTGCATGGTCAGTTTACGAACCAGGATTTGTTATTGAAGATTGGGCATTTGACGGACGGCAAGTCCTTTGCCGAAGCGGAGATAATATTTATTCACTTGGTGGTGTTAATGACAATGAATATGATAATTGTAAGGTGACTGTACAGCTTCCGTTTCTTGATGCTTCAACTCCTGCAACAGACAAAATGTGGTCGGGAATTGATTTAGTCAGTTCATCAACGTGGACAATAAAAGTTGGAGGTGATCCAACAGATATTGAGGCCAATGAATTGGCGGCAACTATTAGTAAAATAACGTATGGCCTTGGTAGAGTCGGCCTTTCAACAACGTCCACCCATGTAGCTTTAAAGCTGGAAAACGAACAAGATGGGCCAGCAAAGCTGGGGACATTAACAGTTCATTACACATTAAACGAAGCAGGGTAATATGGCAATTCCAATAGTTACAGATGTATGGAACTTACTCACTGGAGGCGGTGATGAGGGAGGAGGATCGCAATACGAAACTGCAGCCGAAGCCGAAGCAAGAAGGCAGTTGAAGGTTGATGCAGGACTTGAGGAAATTGAAAAGGTTTTTGCCCAATACGATCAAGATTTTTACGATAAAAGTGGTGAGGCGTATCTGGACTATTATGAACCACAGTTAGAGGATCAGTTTAAAGATGGACTGAAAGAGCTACAGTATGCACTTGCAAGGGGGGGTAGATTCGATAGTTCAACTGAGGTTAATAAGAAAGCAGATGCCGCAAAGGAATATGGTATCCAAATGAATGAATTAGCATCGGGTGCAATTGATGCTTCCAATAAAACAAGAGCAGATGTTACTGCCGCAAAGAGAGATATGACCAACCTAAATCAGGTTAATGCAAATCCAGACCTTGCCGCCTCACTGTCACGATCACAGGCAGGAGTTTTGAATCAACCTCCTAAATTTGATCCACTTTTAGATGTATTTGGGAACATCACAGAGGGACTTGCAAAACGAGAGGAAATAGAAAACCGCCAGAAACTCAGGGATAGAATAGAAAACTATGGAAGTAAAGATAGTTCGAGGACTGTATAATGGCTCGTAGAGTATCAACAAAAACAGGCGCATCTGCTCCAAGCAAAGGGTTTAAGACTGCCACGGGTAAAGGAAGAGGAGGAGCTACCGCTGGCCCCGGAAGTAGGAAACCAGCGCAAAAACCTCAAGTTGTGGCCTTCAATGAATCCACTGTTGATGCTATTAATAAGTCTGGCCCTCCGGGGCATGAGGTTGCACACATTAATCCTAGAGAAGGAAGACTCCTAAAAGCACTTGGTGGCTCTGGTAAGAAAGACCCTGAAACTAATATAAAGAGTTACGAAGTAGTGGGGGATAAAAAGGGTAAAAACTTACCAAAAGTAGCAAAGAAGTATGACCTGAAGGGGTTGCCCAAAAAAGGGGAAGGTCGGGTTGACGATACTCATCGTGTTATTTTAGCAACAGACAAAGAGACTAAAGCCTTAAATGCCTTAAAGAATTTTGATAAAGCAAGAGGGTATGATGGGGGAAGTGGCCCGGAAATTACTCGTCTTGCAGAAATGGATTTTACCCCACTTGAACACGTTAGGTACAGGGGTGAAGTAATTCCCAACCTGAATACTTTAGACACAGATTCTGAGGGGAATATTGACTCTGGGCCTTCAAATGCAGGAGAAAAAGATGAGAGTGGCAACTACAATACCTCAGACAATACAGGGAATTTTTGGGATACTCCAGCAGGGAAAAAAGAAGCGGCTAGGATAGCAAGAGAGAAAGCAGAAAGAGAAGCAAAGGAGAAAGCAGAAAAAGAAGCTAAAGAAAAAGCAGAAAAAGAAGCTAAAGAAAAAGCGGAAAGAGAGGCTAAAGCAAAAAGGGAGATGAAAGAAGCGATTGCTGCTGCTGAAAGAAAGGAAGCTCGGAAGGATGAAAAGATTGAAAAAGAGAAAGAGAAAGCATTAGAAAGGAAAGAAAAGAGAGAGCAGAAGGCAATAGAAGATGCGGAAGCATTGGAGGTAGAAGAAGCCGAGATAATGTCTACAATAGAAGAAGAGGCAGATGAAGCGGCAGAATTAGATTTGGAGGGGGAAAATCAGGATATAGGTGATTACTACGATTTTGACTTTGAAAGTGGTGACAGAATTGGTGGGCCTGTTGCTGGTATGGATGGATATGTGTGGCAAGAACCAAGTGGGTATGGAGGTGCAAGTGCTACTGATGCGTATGAGCCTGTAAAAGAAGAGGACTTTACACCAACCACCGATGATATTGACAACATATCCTACTTCGATCCAGACGAACCACCAGAACCAGACGAACCTGATACACGAACCTCTTCTAAATCATCTGGCAATCCCAATCAAGATGCTGCCGATGAAGGAGACGATGGTGGAGATGAGATAAACGACACTTCCAGTGGTGAGGGAGATGCTCTGGGGGGAGATAGTGGGGATGATGCCGGAGTTGGTGACACTTCCACTGGTGGGTACGACCCAAGTTTAGATAACGAAACCCTTGGGGGCGATTCCCACGATAATGATCCTTTAGATGAACCTCTTGGTGGGGATGCAGGGGATGGCGGTATTTCTATAGATGAGCCTTTAGATGATGCCTTAGATGAACCTCTTGGGGGAGATGCAGGGGATGGTGGTGTTTCTATAGATGATACAGATGATGATCTTGGTAACGATTCAAACCCCGGTGGATACGATCCAGATGCAGATGATGATATTCTTGGGCCAGACAATTCTGCTGACGGAGGCGGTTCTACTATAGATGAAACAGATGATGATCCAACTAATGATCTGTATCCAGATTGGAATCAGAATGATGATAATGAAGATGAACCCGGAGTCGAAGACGATACGGAGCCAGAGTCAACTGGGGATGCAGATAAGGATAAACTGTTAGCAGACCTAGAAGAGAAGTATGGAGAATATGGAGATACAGATTACAGGAAACTTTATTTTGATGAGTTTGATGATGATAGGCTAGAAGACTATACTGCCGCCCAAAAGGGGAAAGACTATAATTTTCTAACATCAGGTGATCGTTCCGAATTCAATACTGCTGGGAACACAATTAATGACCAACTGACTTCTCTTGAGGAAAGATTTGAAGGAGAAGAACTGGATGCCCTAAATGAACAAGCTGAACTTTATGCAGAAGCACCCAATGAGGCTATAGAGGCTTGGTATAAAAAACAAAAGGCAGCTATTTTGGACGGGACTATTGATAGTCTTGAGCCGTTGGATTTATCAGAATGGTCTGACCCCAGCGAATTCCATGATCCAGAATTTTTTGGGGAGAGAGATGAAACTGGGGATAAGGTATATGATAAAAGATATTATGATCCAGACAAAAAGTATTACACTGAGGGGCAGTCCCTCTTCCCCGATGAAGAAGAGGAGGAGCCTGATTCTTCGCTAGAAGGATCAGAAGACCTACATGGGGAAGTAGTAGATGGTGAGTTTGTTCCCGATACACTTGATGATGAAGGGGGAGGTTCAGAGGGTCTGGACGAAGATGATTCATTACATGGGTTTGATTTTGGTGATGAATGGCCTCCGGGGACACCAACTGACCCAGAGGGGATTACGGGGCCACTTCCCGACCTACATTGGTCTGACCCCACATTGGGTGGTGGGGGAGCGGATAATGCTCCCGATACACTAGTACCATCCACTACTTCTGAACTTACAGTAGATGAAAATGGACTTCCGCAAGGGACTACTACTGCTCAAGAACAACCTGAAATATTAGAGGAAGCACCAGAACCTTTGTCAGCGCATAATTCCTATGTAGACCCTGAAACTGGTGAGGTAAAAACTGAGACTAGAGATGAATGGAGTGCTTCAATAGATGAACACATAATTGACGATCCAGACAATCCTGTTGGCGATGAAAGCAGTAATTACGATGGTAGATATGAGGGGATGACTGAAGATGATATTTATAATATGGTCGATTTGTATAATGAGGAGAATGAGTATCTGCCGGGAGATGATGAATATAGATATGGAGAAGATGAGATTGCATTGGAGTATGGTGCGGAAGTCAAAGACCCAGATGATTTTTCATTCCAAGATCAGATAGATGCCTATAACATAGGTATGGGTCTTAATCCGGGCGATCCAGATTATATGTACAATCCAGAAACGGAGGATACAGGAACAGATACTACAGGAACAGATTTGTTTTCGAATGGCCCCGGAGGAGGTTCTGGAGGAGGCAGTGATACTGGTGATACACATATTGCTTCTACTCCCGGTACGACAACAAAACTTACAGATGCAACGGGGATAGAACACACATACGGAGGAGGTGGAGACAACTTCCATTATGCTGGAGGCGGTTCTGGAAGTAGTACGGATTTTGACTTTGCTTCGGGGGGTGGTTTACCGGAAGCACCAAAAGCAGTAGTCAAAGATACAAGAGTAAATAATAAGAAAAAACCACTAAGACCTTGGGAGCGGAACCGAGGTAGTGGGGGTGGTGGTGACAACTTTCACTATAGTGGGCAATAACATTATAAAAAAAAGGTAATTATGACGTGGGAATATTGGGTAGCAATGGCGTTGTTTAATATGATTTCAACAAACGAAAAGAATAAAGCTTTCCAACAGAGTAAGCGTGATCAAGATGCAATAATGGCAGACAATGAAACTAAACGGCTCGCTCTTGAGAAAATAACGAAACAGAAACAGGATGATCTTTTACAGGTAGTTGATAAGGAGAATGTTGTAAAAGACTCAAAGATAGAATCCAACCGGATAAATGATTTAATGAAGTCTCGCAGAAGTAAAACCCCCGATGCAATTGTTTCAAAGAATTCACCACAGATAGTAAAGGATGCGATGGCTTCGGCAAATGAAACAATAACTGGGGAAATTAGTAAACAAGGATTAACCAAAGCCAACCTTCAAGGACTTACTGGGCAGTTTGATAAGTATGCTGGTAAGTTTGATGATGCTAACACTTTAGCTAAGAACGTTGCAGGAAAATTAAGAGGCAACGAAGGTGTTATGAATATTGGTATGCGAGAAGCCTCTGACCCATACTCTGCCAAAGGAGATTTGCTACAAAACCTGACTAACTTATTCTCAATGTATGCGATGTCCAAAGGTGGAAAGGGTGATCCAAAGGTAGTCGATAACACAACGGATGGTGTCTCTGGCACATCACACACAAATACAAAAAATGCTTCACCCACCTATTTAAACTTCGGCCCAAATTAATAAGGAACTATATGGGAAAATCTAATAATAGACATTACAGGTCAGAAGATCTAAAAAGACCCTTTGATAATATCAAGGAAGCGATGGGATTGACGGGGAATGCTGACTCCAACTACTACACTAACCTTGGGAAGATATCAAGGTACGAAGGTTCTGAACTGGATAACAGGGGGAAGAGAGGCACTCTTGATGCTTTAAGTGAAGTTTTAGCAACTATGATGGGGCCGGGGTTTGAGAAAGACAGGTATCAGGCTAACTTAGGTCTTACTGGTAAGGCTGAGAATTATGCTGAGTCCCGTACTACAGATGACCTACGTCCAGACTTGGTAAGAAAAGGGGGGTTTCAGGCAGACCAAGCAGGAAGTGAAGCTGGGGTGGCAGGGTTATTAGCAGGATTAGCAGAGCAAATAGCAAAACATGGAGTGCCTGATATTGCTGATTATGATACAAGCAACCCCAATGAAATGCGACCCTACGAGGATGCAGTAAGGCAGTCTGCTGAGGGCTTTGAGGATATAATCCGTAAATACGGAGCCATAAAAGGTGGAAAAGGAAGGGATGCACATAAAACTGCTGAACAACAGGCAGGTGTAGTTAAATCTACAATTGATACAAAGGAGGCTCAAACGTCATGGTATGAGGAACGTAAAAAATATGTAGGGTTACTGGGGGACAAAAATGTAGCGTTGGTTGAAGAAAGAATTAATTCATTGAAGGGATTAACTGATATACGAAAGAAGAAAATTATAAACGATATTTTAAATGATGTTGCAGAATTAGATCAAAAAATCTTAACGGAAAGAGGGAAGAGATTAACGGAAGCAGAAAGAACAAAGTTAGTTCAAGAGCGTTTATTAGTCGCACAACAAAATTTAAAGAAGGCAGGGGCAGAGGCAGAAGTAGCCGAGTTGGAAAAAGATTTTAAAGGTGGTGAGCTATATAGATTGGAACAGAAACAGTGGCAAGAACTTGAAAGGTTAAAACTTCAAGTGAGTAAAGAAAAAAATCTTGTAAAAAAAGCGGAGCTTGAAGCTTTGTTGGCAGAGAAAACACAACAGTATAAAATAACTAAGGCAAAAAATCTTGCTGCAAAATCAGGAAGTGATGCATCAAAATCAAAGTCTAATGCAGATATAGCTGATCAAAATCAAAAAGCCCATGCCCAGAAACTATTGGATTTACAAACAACACGCACAAACATAATTGATAGAGGGAAAGTTGCATTAAAAAAAGCAAACACTGAGAGTGATAGAGCGGATATAAAACTTAGAATAGAAAAAGAATTAGAACCCGTTAACATAGCAATCAAGAAAATGGCATTGACAAATGCGGAGGCCGCTCTCCAAAGTAAGGAGGCAAACACATACAAAACTATGGTGACTACCCCCAACCCCAATGACTTGAAACGGAAAAGGGAGAATTTAGAAGCACGAACCAATGCAAGTAAAAAGAGTGGAGGTGGAGGTATATCGACAGAAGAATTAATCAATCAACAAATTAAAGGGGGAGGGACATCAACCACAAGAGGAATTTCTACCCCGGCATCTAAAAAGGGGCTACCCCCCAGCCCTGAAGCTCAGAGTGTCCTAAAGGAATTAATGGCTGTCCCTCCAAACCAACTATTAGGCTGGAATAAAGATGATATAGAAAAGGCCGTTGTGATGATACAAACGAAATTTCCTAAGATGCACCCTGAACGAATTAGAAGGTTGATAGGGATTCAGCAAAATAGGAGCAAATAATACCCATGAAAGTACATACAGAGGAAGAAAATGAGCAACTCGGTGTCCCTTTAAATTTAGGAGAGAGCCTCAGAAGTATTAGACCTGAAGTTGAAGACACTTCTTCCACCCCTTTAAATTTAGGGGAGAGCCTCCGAAGTATTAGCCCCATAGAGGAATCTGCCCCTGAAATTGTAGACACTCCCACTGCTCCCACCCCTACTACCCCTGACCATATCCAATTTCCAGGGAATCCCTACGCTACCCAACCACCTGTTGAACCAAAAATAAGAGAATTTATTCCTGCGGTACAAAAAGGCTGGGCTGGATTACAGGGGAATTTAGGCCAAATTTCTTTAGACCAGAGTGAGTGGAATAAAAAACATCCGTTTCTAGCCATGGCAAAATTTTTGCTTGGTCCTCACAGGGGAGAATGGGCAGGGTTTGGAATAGATGAAAGAAGATTTAAAGAGATTACAACTGAAGTAGAAAAGTGGAATCAGGAAGCCGAATCCAAGGGTGAACTGATGACTACAGATGACATCAATGGGTTGGGCGATTGGATAGATTATTTTCAGACTATGCTTGGCTCATCCGGGCCACAAATGGGAATTTCAATTCTTTCAGGTGGAACAATGACTCCACTGATGATGACCGCAGAATTGAATAATAATTTGAAGGATATCGAGGGGTTGTCTCTGGATGACCGAATGGCACTTGCCAGTGGAGGAGGAGTTATTTCTGCTGCTCTGGAAAACTTGGGGTTAGGTTTTATAATTCGGGGTGTTCCCAAGGAAGTAGTAGCAAAAATAGGAATCAATAAACTTTCTACAATCCTTGAAAAATCTGTTCTGGTAAAGGCTGGAGCTAAAGTAACAGGCTCTGGATTAGCAGCTATGGGTATCGAGGGGACTACAGAAGGACTACAGGAAGCCGTTGCTATTATCTCAGAAAATTTAGGTGGAAGAGAATTCAAACCAGGAGAAATAACCTACCGCCTGAAACAAGCCGTTGCTGCCGGAATGACTGTAGGTGGTCCATTAGGTGGGGGAGCCTCCGCAGCAAGGCAATCTTTTGGGAGAAAAGATTCTGCTCCTGACGTTACTTCCACCACTCCTGTAGAGACACCTACTCTCAATTTAGCAAGTATTGGAAAACCAGATGGCCCGACAGAAACAGTATTTGGACAAGAAATTCCTCTGGTGGGTAAAGAACCAGCAGACACTTCAGATACTTCTCCTCTTCTGGAGCATCCTTCATTATTGTCTAAAACAGAAGAACAACCTGTTGAAGATAAACCTTTCGTTATTGCAGAAAAACCTACAGTTGAAACAGTTAAAAAGGCTGTTCCTGAAGAGTCCTCAACTGAACAGTCCACACCTGTTCAAGAAGAGGCAGTCTCTCCAACTCAGAAGGAACAGCCCGTTACTAAAAAGAAGACTAAAAAGTCTATTGAATTTGAATTAGCAAAGAAACAAGCAAAAGAAAAAGAGGCTAAAGCAAAGAGGGAAGAGGCTGAAGCAAAGAAGGAAGTTACCGAAGATGAAATAGATTGGGATAGAGGGGGAATATTCCTTGATAAAAAAGAATATGTTAAGAAGAAAGATTTAGTTACAGAAGAAGTAGCTAGGAGTAAACCAGAAGGGGGAATTTACATAAATGAAGATGGAGAACAGGTAAGAGTTTATTCGCAAGAAGAACAGACAGAAATAGATAAACAAGAGGAGAAAGACAGGGCTTCAAGGGCAAAAAAGAATAGGGAGAAAAAAGAACAACAGAAACTGGAAGCTCAAAAATTAAAAGAAGAGGAAGCTAAGAAACCTATAACAGGATTTCAAGAAGTTGCAGATCAGGCTGTTACGGATATTAGTCAGGGCAAGAAAGCTCCCAGCAAAACCAAGAAGGAAAAAGCTGTGACAGAAGCTGTCATTAAAAAGGACAGGCATCTTACTGTTAAGGCTCCAGATTCCGATGGTATCGTTACAGAGTATGAAGGATTAGATGATTTTATAAATGATGAAGAAGCCATTGCCGAAGAGAAAATAAGTGAGAAGCGGTTTAAGGAAGAGGGTGGTGACCTGACAGAAGCAGAACAGAAAACGGCTGAAGCCAAAGCAAGGAAACGATATGCCCAAGCAGTGCTTGATAGAGAAGGTAAAAAGGAACCCACGCAAAAAGAGTTAGCCGATGAAATGGAGGCTGAAGCCAAGAAGGTTGTGGTTGAACCTGATGAACAGCTAGAAGAAGGACCACTTTATACAGTAGAAAGTGAAGGGAAAACAGTTAAGAGGTTAACTCCAGAGACTACTAAAAAGGAAATAGAAAAAAGTTTTGGTAAAAGCACAGTAAGGAAACTCTTAAAGAATGATGGAGTTACAATTTTTGCAACCCAAGACGAGTATATTAAGGAAACGAATTTAGACCCGAAGAGCTATGAGGGGCAACCCGGCAAAGGGCGTAAAATTCAGGGATCGTTCCACCCTTCAACAGGGAAAGTTTATCTGATTGCAGAAAATATTAAAGAGGGTGAGGCAGGAGGAGTCTTGCTCCATGAAGTTGGAGAACACGCAGCCTTGAATGAAATGGTTGGGAACGATGCATATGAATCCCTTTCCAAAAACTTTGAGGAGCTTCTAAAAGCGAAAGACCCTGTAGCCGTTGCTGCCTCTAAAAGAATTCCTAAAAATACCCCGGAATCTCACATTAAAAGCGAACAGTTGGCTTACCTAGTAGATGATATCCAGAGTAAAATCACTGCTGGCGAAAAAGTATCCTCAAAAGCTAGGACTCTGTATAACAGAGTAATTAACCTGATCCGTAACTGGATAAGAAAACTCCCAGCGTACAGGAAGTTTGAAGGACGAGCTGCTTTAAAACGTCTCCAGAAAGGTGAACTCCTAACTCCTGAGAACATTGCTTCACTTGCAAGGGTTGCGGTAGACTTCCATACTGGAACTTATGATAGGGTAGATATTCTTCCTTCCCCTACAAAAAAAGAAAGAGCCAGACAGGCCAAGATTGGTAAAGAGTTACTGGAAGGAATAAAGGAAAGGAAACAAAGGAAAGAATATAAGGAGGGAACGAGGGTTACTTCTGCTAAAAAAGCTAGTGATTGGAAAAAAGCTAATAAAAGACCTGAAAGGAAAAAAGCTAGGATTGATTCCCCTGAACTTCAGCAAGCCGCAGAAGATTTAGAGGCTGGCGAAATTACATTTGAAGAATATCAGGAGAAGGTAGACAAAATTGCTCCAATTGAAAAGTTCGATAAAGTCCCAGAGCCAGCGACTAATCTTGAAGTAGCAGGATCAATAAATGAAGGTCAGTTAAAGAAAGGTGCATTACTAAACGAAGATGGTGTCATTGAAGATGGTGATACTGTAGAGAATCGATTGGATATACCTGCTTATGAAGACTATGATACTTGGGTTGCTACGATAACCCCTCATTTTAAGGGTTTAGATGTCCCCTCCTTTGCTACAATTTATGCTGGGACAGCGAAGCTGATAAACGTAACCTTTAAAACCCAACCTTCGGGATCATTAAAGATTGCACAAGGTAAGGGTAAATACCCCCTTGCAACCATGAAAGGTGAATGGGTTAATTCAACTAACGAAGATTTAAAAGCTGAAGCTGATGATTTAATGAATGATCCTGATTGGGTTCAGGTGGGAATGAATCCAGAAAGGCAGTCATCTTTTTATGCAAAAGAAGATAAGGTTGTTGATGGAGTGGAAATAAAGAAAGGGACTCCATTAGCTTCCGCTGAAGAAGTTATACAGGTAGGTGCTTTTGTCCTTGCTAAAAAACCAACAACTGGAGAAGCCCAAATTGTGAAATCAGCATCTAAAAAAACAGGGGAGGAAATCCGATTCTCTGAAGAAGCTGAGACTGATAAACCCACTACAGGTATAAACATTAATGACTCCAAACAGCCGTTTACTAAGCAGATAATATCTGGTGAGAAGACTATTGAAACTCGCAATACAAATAGTCTGAAAGGTCAGGTGGGTAAAAGGATTGGTATCATCAGAACAGGCAAGGGTAAACCTCAAGTTGTTGCATATGCTACTGTGGGTGAGCCTATTATCTACAACACCAAGGAGGAGTTCAGGAAGGATCAGGACAAACACCTAGTTGAAGAAGGTTCAGAATTCGATATCAAAGAAGATGGGATGAAGTATGGGTATCCACTGACTGATGTTAAAAAGGTTACTCCCTTCCCTGTAACTTCAAAGGGTATTGTTTCTAGGGAAATAGATCAGCCCCCAGTGAAGAAAGAAATTGAAGTTGACATGGAGGAAGTGATAGATGAATCACAATTCGCTGAAGTTAGAAAAAGGTTTAATGAAGCAAAAGTAAAGGATAAAAAAGCAAACCCTTTGGATACAGTAAAAGATGTTGCTGAAAGAGCAAAAAATATCTTCACTCGTTCCCACCCTGATCTTGATCCCGAAAAATTTGGACAGACCCTGGAATATATAAGGCAAGTCCAAGATGTCCCATCCTATGCACAGTGGCAGACCTTTCAGGATATCTATGAATTCATAGATAAGATGACAGATGCAGAACTGGAAATCTTTACATACAACATAATCCTGCCTGACATGATAAAGGATTTAAAGTCGGGAGTATTGAAGCCAATTGATGGTGAGTTACCTTTTGGTTATGAAAGTCTTGAACAAGTTGAACTGGATTTAAGGGGGTTTAAACAGAAAGCCCGGAAGACAAAAACTAAATCCGGCAAGACTGTAGAGAAGGCAGTAGCTGAACGTAATGAGGTGATGAATAATTTAAAGAATGAGTTGATTGATGAAGGGCTACTTTCGGAAGAACTCAGGAATGATGAAGCTTATTATCATCACCAAGTCATCCAGTTTATGCAAATGGAGGACAAGTTTAAGGGTGACTTTAATGTGAATGCCCAGAAGGCTGGAATCCGTACAAAGAAACAGGGCTGGCAGAAAGCCCGAACTGGTAGTACAAAGGATTACAACACATCGTACCTTGATGCTGAGTTTGCTGTCATGTCAATGATGCGTAGCCAGCTTGAGACTAAAAAACTGCTTGACAAAATTGAAGTAGAAGAAAATAAGTTTACTGAAATAGAGGCACAAGCAAAAGAAGAGGAAACAACAGTAGATGATTTGCTACGGAACTCTGAGGATTGGAAGGATTACACGATCTGGAAACCTAACCCTGACTCTGTCTGGTTCCATACTTATACCTTGAATGACAAGGTAGCACAGGAGGTCTTGGAACAGGTCGATAAAACTGACAAAAAGATAAAGGCAAATAAAGAAGCTCTTGAAAAAGGTGAGAAGCTTCCGAAGCGTACCCAGAAAGAAAGAACTGAGGGTGTTGAAGTTACAGAAGGTGATATAGGTGAGGGTATAATCAAGGGGAAGGACGAGGAGTGGATCATTCCTAAAGAGCTTGCCAAGACCCTGAACGAAAGCAGGAAGCCTAATGAAGGTATCGCTGCAGTTTCTGCATGGACTCTACAAGCTTGGAAGAAGTGGGTTCTTTTAAACCCTGAAAGGCTGATTAAATACAACCTGAATAACTCTTCTGGTGACATTGATATTGCCTTTGCTTTTGATCCCATGATTTTAGCTAATGCAAAACAGGCTGCGAAAGACTTGTTCCATGACCTGAAGAAACATAAATTAAGTCCTGAATTACAGAAGGAACTTGCCAAGTGGAGGAAGAAGGGGGTAGTTGATTCAGGCTTTGCAATTACAGAGGTAGATGATTTTTCCAGAATGTATGAGAAGCTCTTCGAGGGCAGACCCTCGAACATGAAAGATGAAACATGGGTGGAGGGAATAGAGGCTGTAGCAGATGATATAATAACTGGGCCGAAGAAATTAGCAAAAGGTTACTGGAAAAATGCAAAAGACTACACGACACTGCGTGAGAATATTCTACGTCTGGCTGCTGTCAGATATTTTGAGAAAAAAATTACGGAGAATCCTAAAGATAAAATATATGCTGCTTCTAAATCATATGAGATAGACCAGATAAAGGACAATGATGACAGGGCTGCAAAACTAGCCAGAGAGTTAATCGGAGATTATGGGAACATCTCTCATGCAGGGCAGTTTATTCGTGAACACCTGATGCCGTTCTGGTCTTGGACAGAAATCAACACTCCTCGGTACATACGTCTGCTTGCCAACTCTGCCAAGGAAACGAGTGGTAGCAGAAGGGAGCTAACAAAAAGAATAGCGAAGACTATTCCCGGTAAAGCTGCACGAACTGGGGTAAATGTGGGGATAAAAGCTGGTGTCAGAATGGCACAGTTTGCAGCTATGACAACTATGGTTGCTATCTGGAACCATACATTATTCCCAGATGAGGAAGAGAAACTTTCAGAATTTGAAAGAGGTCAGTTGCACATCCTGCTACCTAACATCTGGCAGGATGGAGAAGTAGTCAGTCTGAGATTCTCCGGGGCGTTCTCGGATGCATTATCATGGTTGAGTCTGCACGATTCATTCTCTGATTATTCGCAAGGTAAGACAATTGGTGAACAATTCGAGGAAATGTGGAAGGCTCCTATTAATAAGCTTACCGGGGGGTTAACTCCTACTGCCAAGGTGTTTTACGAGACAGCTACAGGAGTGGCTACTTGGCCTGATATCTTTAATCCTCGACCTATTCGGGATCGCTGGAGACACATTGCAAAAGTATTTTCTGGAAGTATACCATATGATTGGTGGACAGGTAAACCAAGTCGAGGCTGGGGTAAAAACCTGTCCAAACTACTGCTTCAGTCCAGTGATCCGGGTGAAGCCGCATACTATAAAGTCCGTGGTTTTGTTAGAGATTTTAATGATAAAATGGGTGATGTAAGTTCTGGAGGGTTTACACCTACAGATAAAGGGAATGCTCTTTATTACTTCAAGCAGTCCTTGAGATATGGAGACATGGAAGCAGCCGAAAGATATCTTCGTTCTTATGTTGATTTAGCTGGTGGTCCAGCCAAAGCCAGTAAAGGATTAAAGGTTTCAATTAAGAGAGCCGCACCGATGGGTGGATTAAAAAAGAGAGACAGAGAAGCATGGCTAAAGAGCTTAACTCAAGCTGAATTAAAAACCTTACAAGTAGCCAGAGCTTGGTTTAAAAAAGTCTATGGCCGCACCCTTCGTTTTAAAAATTAATTTTACCCCTACCTTATTTTCCCTCCTAATTCCCTGATATCCCTGGGGAATAAAAATGCATATTTACCCTTGCTATTTTCCTAAAATTGTTTTAATATAATATTGAAGAAATAAATTGTTTTAATTATTTTAATAAATAAGAGAGGAACATATGTCTTTAACTGTTAGAGAATTAATGAAGAAATCTGGAGTGACATTAAAGGATGTTGCTATTGAATCCTCGTTATCGATTCCAATCGTCTGCAACATTTTAAATGATGAGCTTGTGGACAGAGTAAAAAAGAATGCAATGGATATAATAGTGACAAGGGGAAAAGAAAACGCTGACCTTGCCGAGTCAATTACTGTATGAAGAAGCCTCGCAAACCTTGTGTTGAATGTGGGGGAGTTCTAACTGGATTGCGTACACGTTTCTGCCAAAATTCTTGTGCAAGAGCATATGATGAAAAACGTAGGCAAGCGAAATACGATCTAATCCGACTCCATTTAAAGGACAAAGAGTGTGTGGTCTGTAAAAAGAAGTATCCTCCACGGACTTCAAGGCAACTAGCTTGTTCAAAGCATTGTGGAATTATTCTTTCCAATAGTAAGAGAAAAAAAAAAGGTGAAAATTTTTCCCTTGGCAAAGGTAGGGGGAAGTTTGGAGTAGGATCAAAAATTTCAAAAAATTTTATAACTCAGGAAGAAGTAACAGAAGTGACCATGCTTGATAAATCAAAATTTAAAAATGAAATACAAGAGTATTTAAATTCTGGTGGTAAAGTAATTAAGCTCTCCCCTCAAATAGCAATGAAAACTCCTTCAATTGGAGTGGCCTTAAAGTTAGGGGGCTGGTCTACTGAACAATTGCAAGGCTTCGGTGTAGAAATCGACCTCATGGAAGAGACTAATCCAGACCTCGTAGGTCTATTTGTAAAATGATTTGTAAACTCGATATCATGGCGAAGCCTCGCATGACACGCAGGGATAAATGGCCGCCTCCTAGAAAATGCGTGGCTAAGTATTGGAAGTTTAAAGATGAATTGTTGGCCTGTGCAGAGAAAGAAAAATTTATATTAGGCGATAAAGTCTATATGGAATTTCACTTAATGATGCCTAAAAGTTGGTCTAAAAAGAAAAGGCTAGACATGGTAGGTGAATGCCATATGAGTAAACCAGACTTGGATAATATGATTAAAAGCGTGGGAGATTGTTTAAAGAAAGATGATCAGACTATCCATGAAATTATTGCCAAAAAGTTCTGGTCTGAGGAATCAATATTAGTATTGAGGAACTTATGAATGATCAAGAAAATATTCGGGAAATCGTAGAAAAAAATAAAGTAACGTGGGATGAAAAAAAGTGGAAGGAACATTGGGCAGAACAAAAAGAAGGCCACATGAAGAGGTTGGCAGAAATGCATAGAGAAGCTAGAAAATGAAATTCGTAATTAAAGATGAAGTAGATATGCTGATTACAGGGCATCACAGATTGTTGCCCAGTGAACTTCATGCATATGCAAAAGCAATGAGAAAACGAGTAGCTATAGGAAAGGAGGCAACAGCTAGAAGAAAAGAAATGGCAAGAGTGTTAAACAAACATATGGGGAACAAACACATTATAGAAAAGGGGAGAATAATAGAATGAAAAATGAAGCGAATCCAGAGATAAGAATGATGGGTATTGGAGGAAGTGACCAATACAAAATTAAGTCTGCTCCAACTGAATTATGGCAACAGAAAATTGGAGCGAAACCGCCACCAGATTTATCGGACAATGAAGCAGTACGCTGGGGGACAATACTCGAAGAAGTGGTACTTCGGGAACTCTCAAGAAGAATTGGTAAAAAGATACGGATGATGAGTAGAACTATCCGTTCAAAAGAAGACCCTATCTTTCAGTGCCACCTTGATGGCAAGGTAGTGGGCGAACCCATTGGAGTGGAAATTAAAACTACTTCTTTGTGGATGGAAGATAAATGGGGGGAAGAAGGAACAGATCAGATACCCCTGCCTTATTATTATCAAGTCCAGCATTATCTCTACTGCACCCAGCATCTTGGGATTAAAAAGTTTATAGTTGCTGTCCTTATTGGTGGACAGAAACTAAAAATTTATACTGTCAGAAGAAATAGTAAATTTATAAGAGAGATGATCTCGGATGCCAGAATCTTCTGGTACAATCATGTCAAAACTAAAGTAGCCCCACCGCCTCGGTCAATTGCCGACTGCCTGTTACAATTTCCTGAAGGTACGGATGATAAAGAGATGCTCTGTGATCCGTTCCTTAATAATCTTATTGGGTCAGGGGTTACAATCAAAAAACAAATAAAAGAATTGAAAGGAGATTTAGAGGAAGTGTCGAAAGAGATCATGTGTATAATGAAGAATTCGACTTCAGTTACTAATAAGCAAGGGGAGAAGATGGTAACGTGGGCAAACTCAAGCCGAACCTCCCTCAATCAAAAACAATTTGCCCTCCTGCACCCTAATCTGTTTGAGAAATTAAAACAGGTTTCAACATTTAGAACATTCAAAATAAAGGAGTTATGAAGGATTTAAAATCATCAGGAATAAATACATCAACAATTACTTTGCTTGCGATAGGAGAGCCGGGGTCTGGTAAAACCACTTTCTGTGCAGATTCTCTTGATAAGAAAGGAACTGCATTAATCTTTGATTTGGAAAATGGTTCACTGGGACAGAACGTGGATAGACTAACTCTCTACGGCAAAGATTTTGATAGCCTCATGGCTGCCCTTGGAGAATTTTACGAGGGGAAACTAGGTAAGTACCCTCGTATTGTTTTAGATAGTCTGGATTGGGTGGAACGTATTATCCTAGCCAAAGTGTGTAAGGAGAATGGAGTCAAGGATGCCTCGGATATTCCCTATGGAAGGGGGTTCTCTTACGCAGTCCAATACTGGGGTAAGTTGTTACAAGCTTTGGATATGATTAAATCCAGAGGGGTGTCTATCTGTATGACTGCACACACCCAAATAATCAAGATAAATGATCCCCTGCATGAGGAATATTCCTCTCACGGAATCAAGCTAAACAAACACGCCAAAGCATTATTGACTGAATACGTTGATATGATTGGGTATGTTATAGGAAATGAGTTAATTACCAGCCGTAAATCTGATTCCTTCGGGAAGGTGGAATATACGGCATCGGGAACTGGTGAGCGAAAGATTTGTTTCGCCCCGAATCCTGCCTACGAAAGTAAGACTCGTATCGCAGGAATACCAGACGTACTTCCCCTTGAGTGGTCGGCATTCGAGGAGGCAGTTAAATCCGCTGGGGCAACTCAGTCTAATCAGAAGAAGAAGGAGAGTAATGTTTAAATTTGATGCAACAAAACTGGCTCCTAGTGCGGAAATCAATCAAGATTTCGAGCCACTGGAAAAAGGTATGTATGGAGCTATCCTCAAAGAAGCGGTACTGACCGACACCAATGCTGGTGATGGACAATATATAAAGTGCCGTGTTGATATCACTCACGGACAACACAAGGGTAGAGTGATCTGGCATAATATAACCTATTCTAATCCTAATGACCTAGCTACAGAAATCGGGAGGCAACAGCTAACTGATCTCTGCCACGCAACTGGTAAGCTTGTCCCAAAATCTACGGATGAACTTTGTAACATTCCTGTTATTGCCAGAGTAGGATTCGTAAAAGCAAAAGAGGGGAAGGATGGAAAAACTTATCCTGCCACAAATGATGTCAAGAGTTTCAAGAAGTTTAATGAAGCTCTCCTGCCTAAAGAAACCGCTACTCCGTTCCTCGCTGTAGGGACAGTAGATAAACATGATGAAGCCCCCTGGAACGAGGTGGCCTAATCATAACACACGCATTCGGACATAGCTGAGTCATGTCTGGATGCGTGTAAACCTTATGTCTAAATGCACCATGTCAAGAATCTGTGAGTACTGTAAGGAAGAATATGATCCTAACCCCTATCATAATGGGGGTCAGTCAAAATACTGTTCAACCAGTTGCAAGGATAAGACAGCTTACTATAAAGCTAAAGAGGCTGGTCACATAAGAGCCTTTAAGTCCGGCTACCCAAGAGCAATGTCAATCCGACTTTATATGCAAGCACGGAATGCTGATATCAGCTGCCCCTGTCATTACTGTCAGGCTAGAGTTTATCCAGATACGTTTCAGCTAGATCATAAAACGGCTCTACCAACCGATAAGGTTATGACAAAAGAAGAGTGGAGAATTTTATATAGAGATGAATCCAATCTTGTGGTTTGCTGTGAAAGTTGTAACAGGCTCAAAGCCGGAACTCCATACGAGACGTTTAAGGAGCGGAGAAAAAATGCCATCGCAATTTAACCACAAAGCCTACCTAGCCTGTGACGATAAAGCTAAGTCTGCACTGCGTAAATTTTTAGACAGGATGGGAATTTTTACGCTCATATTTGAAGACTATAGTGCCGATATTAAGTCCCTAGAAATGGTTGGTGGTAAATATGTGGAAGTCCTGCATGAAGTAGAAATTAAGTCAACCTATATTGATGAGTTTAAATGGGACACAGTACATATCCCAGCGAGGAAGAAGAAACTATTAAAGAACTGTTATACCACAGCAGGACACAGGATTATATTTTGGGTCCTGAATAAGGATTGCACCAAAGGGATGATGATTGACGGCAAATATATGAAGGATGCATACATCGAGAACATACCCAATACTAGAAATCCTGGGGGAGAAGACTTTTACGATATTCCAATAGAACTTTGCAGGGAGGTAAAGCTGTGTACCTGAGAGGTTACCAAGAGGAAGCAGTGAATGCTTTACTCTCACACATTCAGTACTCCCACGGAAACCCATGTGTAAGCATCCCCACTGGAGGAGGTAAGTCAATCATCTTAGCTGAATTCATCCGAGTCTGTCAGGAAAAGTGGGAGGGTATCCGAGTAATTGTGTTAGCCCATGTTCAGGAACTGGTTCAGCAAAATAAAGATAAGATGCTGATGGTGCTACCCAAGGCTGATGTTGGAATCTATTCCGCAGGACTGAAGTCAAGGGATACTGAGCCTGACATTTTATTTGCTGGTATCCAGAGTGTGTATAATAAAACGTATACAGATATAGGTGGCAAGGATTTAATTATTATAGATGAGGCACACCGAATCCCTGCCGATGGTGAAGGTATGTACCGCCACTTCCTGACTGAGCAGTGGAGGCTCCAGACTTCCAAGAAACGACAGCCGAGAATAATTGGCTTGACTGCTACTCCGTATAGAATGAAGTCAGGGCTACTCTGTGGTAAGAAGGAGATTCTCAGCGAGATAGTTTACGAGGCAAACATCCAGAGCTTGATTGCAGATGGATACCTGAGTAAACCTATCAGCGAAAAAACCACACATAGAGTCAAGCTTAATAACGTGAGGACACAGGCTGGAGATTTTGTGGGGAGTGATCTGGATTTAGTCTATGCTACAGATGAGCTAGTGAACCACCATGCACAGGAAATCCTTGAAGCTGGTGAAGGACGTAAAGGCTGGTTGGTATTCTGTTCTGGAATCAATCATGCTGAAAAAATATTTGAAGCCCTCGGAAATCTTGGAGTCAGTGTGGGATTAGTCCACTCACAAATAACTAAAGAACAACGTAAGGAAATAATTTCTGAGTTCAGCGAAAAGAAAATACAGTGTATCGTAAACGTGTCTGTCCTGACAGAAGGGTTTGATGCTCCGCATATTGACCTGATTGCTTTGCTCCGTCCTACCAAGTCCCCTGGTTTGTACTCACAAATGTGTGGCAGGGGGCTTCGGATAGCAGATGGGAAAGAGGATTGTTTAATCCTTGACTTTGGTCAGAACATCTCACGCCACGGACCCATCGATAATATTGCAGTTGGGAAAAGAGATTCAGGCGAAGGCTCTGCACCAATAAAGACCTGTCCTGAATGTGGATTCGGTGAAGTCCCTGCCTCTGCACGTTACTGCCCTGAGTGTGATTTTTATTTTGAGTTTGTCGAGACAGTCTTGGATGCAAATGCTTCGAGGGATAAGATACTAAGTGAGGCAAAGTGGTACGATGTCGATACAGTTCGATACGAACACCACTTTAATAAGTTCAAGGGATCAGAGACTATGCGAGTGGATTACACTTGTGGTTTAAGGAAGTTCTCTGAGTGGGTATGTTTTCAGCACACTGGCTACGCCAGACTGAAAGCAGAACAGTGGTGGAATAAATGCTGTGAGAATGAAAGAGAGCCACCAGAAAATGTGATCGATGCAGTTGAAGCAGCTCAGAGTGGAGGACTGCTTGAACCATTAGAAATATTAGTGCATGAGCATGGGAAGTTCCCAAGTATATTAGAATCTAAATTTATATAAACCATTCAACGTCTGGAGAGCCGTGAAAATATCCTATTACTATGGAGGGGCATTTGATAAGACCCCAGTTGCAAAAGATATAAATGATATATTTGCTGAAATTAAAAACGGCAAACATAAAAAAAGAATAGAGACTTGCAGAAAGAAATTAGAGGAAGGTGACAAGTCTGGTTACGATGATTTAAAACGAAGGATTCCTGCAATTACTGTATCGTGTCTAGGAAAAGGAAGGAAGGGAGATTCCGGCATTGAAGAATACAGTGGTCTGCTTCAGGGAGACTTCGATAATGTTAGCACCCCTCTGTTCTCCACTGTGGGTGAGATCAGAGATACACTAGCGAATGATCGCCATGTTGTAGCCTCCTATATCTCACCTTCAGGGAGGGGTGTTAAACTCTGGATTGCAGTTATAAAGGACGCAACTAAACACAAGGATAGTTTTGTCTCTGCACAAAAATACTTCAAGGAAAAATACGAGCTAGACCTTGACCCTTCCTGTTCAGATATTACACGGCTCTGTTTCCAGAGCTATGATCCTGAAGCTAAATTTAAAGAGACTGCCGAGCCTATTCCCTTGGAAGCGGCCGAGACAGATTTTTTCTTTGATGCCACACAACAGGTTGAAAGCCAGAAGCGTGATGACTCCGAGCGAGTGCAGTTAGCCTTGGATAAGGTGGCCCATTTGGCTGATGACTATCAGTCGTGGTACAAGATTGGGATGTCCGTAAAGTACACGCTCAACGGACAGGGCTTCGAGATGTGGGACGAGTGGTCTAGGAAGTCCTCGAAGTACAATGCAACCGAGATGGCCTCGAAGTGGAAGTCATTCTCTGGAGGTGAGATCGAAGGTGGAACACTCTTCCATCTAGCTGGAGAAACCTTTACCCATAAACCACTTCAGGCTGTTCCAAAATCTTTTCAGCCCCAAGAAGAAAAACCACTCCACAAGGACTATTATAATCCCCCTGGTTTTGTAGGTGAACTTGCAAAAGTGATGACTGACTATGCCAGATATCCACAGCCAGAACTTGCCCTTGCTGCATCCCTTGCATACACTGGAACGCTGTTGGGGCAACGAGTCAGAACTATAGAAAACATACGGACAAACTTGTTCTGTGTCGGAATCGGAAGAACTGGATCGGGAAAAGAATTCCCGAGGATGGTCATTAAGATGCTGGATGAGCAAGGGAACCTCGAATGTTTTGCTGGCGAGAAAGTGACTTCGAGATCGGCTATCGAAAGGTGCATGACCTTGAGGCCAACGAGCCTGTTTCTTATCGATGAGTTTGGCTTGTTCCTGAAGTCAGTCTTTTCGGAGGGAGCCAACAAACATCTTTCAGATTGTGTCACTGCTTGGATGGAACTTTACTCTTCTTCACAGTCTACTTTCTATGGAGTTGATCGAGCCAGTACCAGAGAAGTTGAAAGGGCTGTGATTGTCCAGCCATGCTGTTCGATATATGGCACGACAACTGGAACGAGTCTCTGGTCAAGCCTCAGTTCAGACAAAATTAATGATGGCTCTGCCAATCGCTTTCTTTTTTTTAATGCTACTGCCGAGCGAGCAACGAGACAGTCACCTCCAATCCTAGACATGATTCCAGAACCGATATTGATTAAGGCAAAAGAGTTCCGAGATTTGTCTATAAATCCAGGGGAAGAGGGTAATATAAAAGATACTCATGGAAGACCAAAACCTCTGATTGTAGACTACACAGATTCTGCTAAAAAATTATTCAACAGGTTCGAGGATGAGTGTGAAAAGAAATCCGAGTCAGTAGACCTGAATGCAAGTATGTGGGTGAGGTCACCAGAACACGCTCGAAAGATTGCTCTGATCATAGCCTTTTCGGCAGGGAAAGATAAAATAGATGCCGAGGCCACCGAGTCAGCGGTGGAAGTAACCCAACACCTGAATCAACGTGCCATAAAAGACATCGAGGAAAATCTTGCGGATAACCTGAATGAAAAGTTATCGAAACGCATCGAAGGTATTATCAGAAACCACAAGGATGGAATTTTGAATTGGGAGCTTACCAGAAAGACTAGGTTCCTGAATCAGAAACAGAGAATGGATATTCTGAATGATCTTATTGAATCAAATATTATTGTGGCTGTAGAGGAGAAGACAAAGACCACCCCTAAAATAAAGTGGTTTGCCAAGACATAAAAAAAGGGACACCCTAGAGTACCTAGAGCATCCCTTCCTTTTAACCTACCCCTGTTTTAAAGGGCTTTTTAGGAGTTTTTACGCCTCCTTCCAGATTTGATCTGCTTTAGTTGCCAGAATATCTACAACAACTTCCTCAGAGAATACAAAGTATTGATCCAACTGCCGGACTTCCCCTTTTGTATATCCAATTGGTAGGATGTCGTAGTGTTCATAACGATTCTTCCGAGTATAACTAGGAAGACCTATGCAGAACTTACGGAAGATAGCCTCTCCATCTTCCTTCCACTTAATTACCACACGCCCATTGTCTGACTTAGATGCATGACCAATGCACTTGGTGTGGCCTAGTCTCCACAAAGTCCCTGTCCAGCCAGTTTTATCTGAGCTTTCATCGAGCGTGTGGTTCTTGTAATTATGAATCTTAAATTTTGAATCAAGGATTGACTCAAATGCTTCTGTGAAGGGGTTTGAATATTCGTTGGTAAATTTAAGGATATCCTTCGGTTTATCCACAACCACTTGAAGGTGTGGTTCTCCCTCTGAGTCCTCAAAGCCGATGATCAAACCATCGTCCATTCCTTCGGTAGTGGCTCCCCCATTGTTAGTAACGAGGATGCCTGTGCCGTCACTGAAGCACTTCTGCATGGCGGTGCAACCGCCCCCTGTTTGGATTTCCTCGAAGCCTAATTGCTTCAGGATTGTTTTAGTATCCATGTCCCTCCCTTATTAATTTACATATGGTTAATCTGATTAATGCATCATGGTTAAATATGCATTCTTGGTCTATAGTTAATTCCTCTTGTAACCATTCAAATTCTTCTTTCATCTTGTTCTCCAATTAGAGTGGATTAACGATATTAACTGAATTGTCAATATCCGTCTGACCCCTGCGTTGCACAGGGGGCAGAAAGGATTGACTATCTCAGGCCGGAATAGTTCAGGACAGGATCATTGTACATATCGAACTGTGCCTGTTCCTTATTCCTCATCCTCGCATAATCACCCCTAGCCTCATCGATGGCACTCTGATTATGATCGATTCCAGGGGATTTCATAACTTCCAAAATTCTCTCAGCCAGAGCCTTGAAAACTGGAACTGTGATTGCGTTACCACACATCTTATACATCTGTGTATTCGAGATGCCAAGCTCAACTGCTTTGTGGTATGCATCATCGGGGAACCCCTGAAGCCGGAAGCATTCGAGGGGAGTTAATCGCCTAACCTTCGCTCCATCCACTAAAGTATTCTCAATGGTTGGGGAGGTGGTCAGCGTTCCACAGAGTCCATCTTTTCGAGGAGCAAGTTGCTTACCCCTTCGAGGAGAGTGATCTTTGCCTGTGGCCTTCTTAATCTCTCGCCTAATCCGCTTTGCTTCTTCAGTTCTAACCTCAGTCAGAATGAATGGCTGTCGGTTTCCACCTTGCATGGTATTGAGAGTCGGAGAAAGGCCGTCAGGATCATAAACACGATTATTAGAATGTGTGGGCTTGTTGATTTGAATCAACTGCCTACGCCCCTTCAGGGTTGTGTTCGTACCCTTCCAATAATTTGCATCTAAACAATATGACAGATGCTCCCCTGCTCTGCGAGTATCCGTTTGGTTATCCGCTCCGAGAGGAAAAATTGTTCCGGTGGGTTGGGTTCGAGGATGTCTTGCAACAAGATACCATCTGACCCTGTGTTGGGGGACTCCGTAATCCTTAGAGTTAATGAGACCCCATTCAGTGTGATAGCCCAATTGCCCCAACGTATCGATGATAACTGAGAGAGTCTGCCCTTTGTCGTGACTGAGTAACCCTCGGACGTTTTCCAAGACCACAACTGAAGGCTGTTTAGCTTTGATAATTCTGGCAACATCAAAGAAAAGTGTGCCTCTAGTGCGGTCACTAAATCCCTTCCGAAGTCCTGCGACTGAGAAGCTCTGGCAGGGGATTCCGGCAATGAGCCAAGAGTGGCAAGCAATGCTTTCTGCATCTGTTGTTGTGATGTCTTCATGGTTGTATACTCTCTCTAAATAGTTATCTGCAAAAAGGTTAGCGTGTGAGTCTATCTCAAACGCCCCTACACACTGGAAGCCCCCAATCTGTTCGAGGGCTTTGTCTGCTCCTCCCATTCCTCGGAAGGCTGAAACGTAACGTATCATATGACCCCCACATAAATTAATACACAGGATATGATTGCTACCGAAAAAGCAAAGTAATGGAGCCAACGCAACCAAGTGGCTGTCTGATCCCAATCCTTTTTAGCTAATCGAAGTTCTATTCTGGAACCCTCGTAAGCTCTTTGAATCCACGTTCTCATATTTCACCTTTTACTGTGGTGTTAGTGGTGGGCTGACCCCACCGAGTCAGTGTAGTAAATCTACACTAGGAAGGGCAAG